AAGGAAGCGTCGGCGATAGGAAGATTAGAGAAGGACATTCGGCCACCGAACACCGAAGAGGTCCATAATTTTGCTGTAGCACTAGGGTGCAAGCTCACAACAAAACAACACACTGGAAAGAGAAAGAATGGAGCACGGATGAAAATATTTTTGTACGGTGTCAGCTAAACCGACATGCCGCCTGCTACGTAGCCACTAGGAAAGAGGTCGTTGCACATAACATTAACTAGTGGTTGGATGGCAGTATTTTCTAACCAATGATTTAAACAACAGGTGGTTGTGAGGTCAGCAAAACAATGAGGAGCAATGAGAAATGATTGACTTTCTGAGAGTTTCATGCGTGCCAGGCAATCTTCGGTACCTTTCAACCCATCAGTAGACGATGTTGTCGATTGGAGTTAGAGTTTCGAGCCCAAGCCATACCAGCCATTCCAATCTGGTTCATGGCTATTCGAGACAGTGGATGTTGACCCATCTTCATGATGTTCTGGACAGCAGTAAAAACACGTTCGACCATGGCAGTATTGCCAACGGGCGGAATATCAGAGACAGGTATGCCAATGCTGTTTGAGGCAATGGCTGCAATATGCTCGACGTGGTAGCGAATTTCCAGCGTCACTTCAGCAGTTGAAGGAGGAAGGCCAGAGGCGCAAACCAGTAAAGCAATATTGCCTGACATATCTAGTTGGTTCAAGCTACCTACTTTATGTATTGCTTGTGGAGGAGAACCAGCAACTAACATGGCTAGAGAACCGGCAGCTTGACCGCTATAGAAATCAGAAGCTGTGTTATATGGAGAGTTAATAGACTCAGAAACTGGACGAAAGCGTTGACAATCAGCGGAATAAGGGACTCCATTAAACCTGAAGTCGCCACCATACATGAGATTTTGAGCATTAAATTCACAAGACATTGGGGACGTCTCTATTCCAGCATTAGGGCGCTGTAACCCCAAACAATCAGTTGCCATCTGTCCAGTTCCAATCAAGGTTGAATCAAGAAATTTCCAATCAAGCAAGGTGTTAGCAGGAACTGGAACAGGGGCAACGATGTATTGGCCCTTAGCATTTAAGGCAGTATCTGTGGCAAAAAGGCGCACACCCCAGGCTGCTACGCGATACTGGGAATAACCAGCTGCATTAGATACAGCAGGTGTTGCCAGACTGTACAATCCAGCGTTAGCAGCAAAGCCATATGCAACACCAGTATTAACAGTCCCGAGAGCCAACATTAATGATAGATAAGGACAAGGCAGAACTGTAAACTGGAGTTCACCATTGATGTCACTCTTCAACTGAAGACGAGTAGTATACTTGTACGGAATGGTTGGATAACGGAAAGAATCAGGTATTCGAACACCATCCGCAAGTGGTGAAAATGGGTCAGTGAGGGCATTACGATAATGCGCAATAAAGTTGCGAACGCCAGAAGAATTGATGCTTCTCGGCATATTCATAACACGCTTACGACGCCTAGAGGGCTTGACAGGTGAATTATTGATACGCAAAACTTGGGTTGGTCGATTTTGGCGACGCCGCTGTTTCTTGTTGGATTTAACCATAACGAGAGTTTGAGACATGGGTGTTGGCTAGCAGACAATTCAGAAAGTGTAAAATAAAAATTTTATTGCATTTTAGCGATATAAGAGAAAATTGGATGGTTCAAATGTACAAAAGGAGTTTGACAACGGTCACACATTGTTTTAAAATCGTAATATAATTCCAATGGAAACTGATAATCCTGAGCCATTTCAACAACCGATTGGGGGTGGAAGTCAGCTTCGACACTCCAGTTGTGAAAGATTGAAAACTCGTCACACAAGTCAATCTTTTGCTTTAGATTAGGGACGACACGAAGGACCATTGAGACTATATCACGCAAAATTGGTACATAAGGTGCGGCGATAGACAGGGAATACGCAACACTACTGAGCCACGTTATAGGGTGAAGACTTGAATCCAACTTCCAGAAAGCAGTTGAAAGCCGCCTTGCTAACTCCGGCCCAAGACAGTATCCACTTGTAGTATAGTATGGTCTCATAGCAAGAAATGTGCCCAAACGCCAGTTAATTTCATCAAAGGTACGGATCTTAGAAGCACCAACATCTAATCCACACAAAGAAAAACCCTTAGAATATAGTTCTAAAAACCTAGGACTATTAAACCGATATGGGTATATAGAGTCACGAATAGTCATATAACCATCGTCACCACTAACGGACATCATTATAGATTGTATAACTAAGGGAAATATTTCTAAATATTTTTGAAACGAAGTGGAAGAGAGGGGGATCTGTAGGATGACAAAAGCGAGGGCAAACACACGAGACAAAATGCACACTAGACTATTGGAAATGGTTGTCGTGGGGACACCTGAGGCATTGTGTTGGCCAAGATTTGCTGTAATTTCAGGTGTTTTGATGTTCAATGTTATTTGAGCGACAAGCAATTTGAAGACATGCGCTGGAGGACTATCAAAACAGGAGACAATCTCAGTTGCAACACATGACAAACCAGAGAAGCATTGAGAGAGGTCCATAAATGACACATCATCTTCAATGATGTTCAAGCTAAAGTCCCAGGACGCTTGCATATGTTTGTTCACATTTTGTGGAGTGTTACCAGAGGCGTAAAATATGTGTGAACAAGGTTCAAAAATGGCTACAAGATGTTTTGAATACGCGGAAGTCCATGGTGATAGCAAGACATTCAATTCTGGTTTTGGAGAGTTGATAAGACGAGGAACCCTTTTCAACTTGGACTGAAAACCATTACATAAATCATAAGTGAAATGTACTGCCTTCTCGTGTTTTGCAAAGGCCTTGAAAGTCGTCAATTTTTTGATAGAAGGTACAAGGCCATTTTCTATGTTACGGAGAGCAGACAGATACACAATTCGTTTTGGGGCGGGTAACCTTTCTAAAATGACTTGATGTTTGAATGGTGTCAAACTCCTCCTAAATCCTGGGAAAACCTGTTTGAAAAGGGAAAAGAGCAAAGGCATGGTTTCCAAAGAGTATGGGAGGAATGGTGGTGGTAAAGCCATGCGCATGGCACACGCAACCAATGTCATTACTGGAGAAGGTGCAAAAACTGATGGTTCAGTGAAGTAAATAACAGGCCCACAAGAGTGACCGAATCCTCGAGGCGAGGGCTTATACATGTGATACACAGTATTTACATCATTCAAGTTTGAAATGATGTGACCCTTAAAAGTTATAGAAACAGTAGGATCAAAACTAAGCGTAGTATCAAACAGGGGATCAACAGAGCGTATTGGACGAAGGCCAATGTAGGAGAAGCTATCAGTTATTGGCTGATAATAAAAAGGGTATTTTATGGCTTTCCTACAAGAGGAACAGACTCTTCGGCGAACTTGTGTAGTGCAGAAGCAGTTTAGACAACCCGGTTTTTGATAAACAACACCATACATTGGTGAATACAAGGTGTCTAACCATTCATTTACAGCAGCATGGGAGATAGAAGGATATCCAAGCTCTTGCATGCCACGTCGTGCAATTGTCATCATGGTATCTCGGTTTCTTTGATGTCCAACCATACGATCCAAGATATAATGACCAAGGTCAGATTTGAAAAAAGTGAACCTTGGGTCAAAAGGAGTGGTTGGTGAAGGTAGTGGAACGTGACGGGTATACTTCTTCATACCAAAGATCCAGTGCAAAAGCACAAACAGAGTAGAAAGGAGAATCAATCCTGCACAGTGAGCAACAAGACGTGGAGGCACTAACCACTGAGTGGTGTCAACAATACGGAACTGCACTCCGAAAAAAGTATGTTTTGCTAAAAATGTTTTTACAACATGAGAACAAATTCCTAAAAACTTTTGTACAAGATCGCTTATAAACCTATCTAATAATTGCATTGGAGAGGATGCATATATTTTTAAGATATAAG